CGAGTCCGGTCCCCGGCACCACAAGCTATCCCAACGTTTCCAAAGATCTACCAAAAAACCCTATAAGTCAAGGGTTTGGGCGGGATTGTCTAGCTGTGATTTCCCAACACTTCCCATTGACACCCATCAAAAACGGGGGCATCGTCGGGGGCAATTTTCAACATCCCGGGCTTATCGATGCCCCCTGTCTGAATTATGCCCCTTACCGACGTCGCTGTGCGCGCGGCAAAACCACGCGAAAAGTCCTACAAACTTACCGACGGCCATGGCATGTATCTGGAGGTGATGCCAAACGGCTCGAAGTACTGGCGCCTGAAGTATCGGATCGACGGCAAGGAAAAGCGGATGGCCCTGGGTGTCTATCCGGCCGTGACCCTGCTGGCGGCACGCAAGGCGCGGGACGAAGCCAAAGACCAGCTCCGAGCCGGCCTCGATCCAACGGCAGAAAAGAAACGCCAGGCCGACGAGCGGGTCATTCAGCGCGAGAAGAAGGCTGCGGAAGCGCGCACTCTCGCCGACGCCTTCGCGCAATACGCTGAAGACGTGTCAACCAAGAAAGGGGGCACAAAATGGGAGCAGAACCGCCTGGCGGCGTTCGTGCGCGACTTTCCTGAGTACGCAGGTCGGCCGATGTTGCAGGCTGACACGCCGATGTGGGCGAAGTGGCGCGACACGCGCCTGAAGGGTTTCACGCGCCCGGACGGTACCAAGGTGCGGCCGATAAAGGGCGGCTCGGTGCTGCGCGAGATCAACCTCTATCGAAACGTTTTCACGATCGCGCGCCGGGAGTGGAAGTGGATCGACACGAATCCTTTCACGGACGTCGGCGCTCCGCCTGATGGCCCGCCACGCACGCGACGGCCGCATCCTCTCAAGGAAGTCCGGCCGATCCTGCGTTGGCTCGGTTATCGGACCGGGCAGGAGCCGGTAACGAAAAGTCAGGAAGTTGCGCTCGCGTGGATGGTCGCGCTGCGCAGTGGCATGCGCGCGAAGGAATTGAGAGGATTGGGCGAGACGACGCTGAATATGAAGACCGGCGTCGCCAAGGTCGGACACAAGATGCAGTACCTGACGAAGCGGCCACGTGAGATCCCGCTGCCGCGCGCAGCGTTGCGGCTGTTGCGGCCGGTCGCGCACCGTAAGCAATGCTTCTCGATGTCGCCCGAGTCAATGGACGCGCTGTTTCGCAAGGCGAAAACCGCTCTGATGATTGAAGACCTGCACTTTCACGACAGTCGAGGCGACGCTCTCACGCGCCTCGCGAAGAAGGTCGACGTGCTCACTCTGTCGCGAATCAGCGGCATCAAGGACCTGAAACTCCTCATGGAGCACTACTACCGGGAGACGTCGGAGCAGATTGCCGCGAGGTTGTGAGGCAACCATCCGGCACGAGTAGTCAATCGAAGACGGACGGATGCCATGTGATTCACGAAAAGGCATAATCCCGCTTTAGAAAAATTCGGGGGACAAGGGAGCCATGGAATTTTGGGATGTCGTCGGATGGATGCTCGCGAACATCGTCGCGCCTTTTGCGCTGCCGATCGTTATCATTCGGTCCGTCCAGCGGTTTCCCCATGTGCCTCAATCTCTCTCCGCGAAGCCGATGCTGACTGAGACCTTGAAGGACGGCCAGTTAGGCCTCACCTGCTTGGCAATTGTCGCAGTCGCGGAATACGAGCTTTGGCCCGCGCTGGGTTCGGGAGTCAGTATCAAGATCTGCTTCTGGGCGCTGCTTCTTATGGGCGGTGTATCATTGACATATGTGGTGCTGGGCGCAGCATTCCCAGCCCCATTGGGTCAGCATCCGATGAGCATACGTCAGTGGTTAACCGCATATCCTGTTGGGCGGAAAACCGTTTATCTATCGGTACTGGTATCGTTGGTGTTCGCTGCGGCCCATTTCATCATCAAGTATGAAGAAGTCGACGGAATCAGCACTGCAAAAGCGGCTGTGAAACCTGTCGGAGACGGAAATGAATTATCAGCACATGCAAAGCGGTGAATCCCGGCGTGTCACACAGCGGCCGATGTCAGCTGCACAGCGAAAAAAGGTGACGGATCTGCAAAGAATTGATCAGTTGAATCGATTGACTCGCTATCCTTCGATCATAGCCATACTTGGCGCAGGGGTGGCACTGGCATCAGCGCTCGTCCACGTCATCCGTTGAGACGACTCCGACCCACAGCGAGCAAAACCGCCTCCGGGCGGTTTTTCATTTCTGCCGCTGCGCAAACCCCTCCCGCCACAACGTAGCGCCCACTGACGTAAGCAGCGCCAACTCGTCGCCTTCGAACCGCTCCCAGTTCTCAGCAAGCCATCCCGCGAAGCCGGCGCACGCATCGTCTATCGGGACATCGGCGCGGCCTTCCACGTTCAGCCGCTCGAAGATTGTCAGGACGTCGTCTGGTGTCATGGTGATACCCTGTCGCTCTGGATTTTCCGTCGAAGGACCTATCCTCGATCATGCTCTGAATTCAAAGACAGTAGGGGGAATCGATTGAACTTCGAATACTCACGGAAGCGCGGCGAAAAGAGTACCTACAACGTTATTGTTCGCATGACACGGACGCGCAATGGCGTCTTCGAATATCAGGCGGGTCCCGCTTCAATCTCACGGCGACGGATCTCGATTCAGCGATGATGGAAGCGCGCGAGCGCATCGAGCAGGATATCGAGGATCTTGTTGGTATCGCTGAATAGTCGAGCAGTGACCATTCCATGCGGAGGGCATATGGCTATCACGAACGAGCAGTTGGCGGAGCTTCTGATAGGTGTGGCTAGATCGCAGAAAGCGATCGTCGATGCGATCGCATTGCATCTGGGGCACGCCGAGGGAATGAATTTTCGGGGACGAGCGCTGATACCGACTCTCCAAGGTGCGGCGAACTTGCAGAATCGACCGGAACCTACGCTGCTTGACCTGCCGTCACGCGTGCTGCTGCAAATTCAGGGAGGGGCCAATCCAAATGCACAGCCTCTTGGCGAATGGTTGGCACAAGAACTCACGCGGATCGTAGGTGACTGATGAAGATCCGTCTCGACGAATGGCTGAAGCGTGAGTTCTATCCGCCGCCGGCGATACGTACTGCGCGGTTGTGGATCAAGGCCGGGAAGATCTATCCGCCTCCTGTGAAGGTGGGCCGTTCGTATTACGTCGACGAGAATGCGACGTTTGACGATGGCACGATCCGGCCGACGCTCGCTGAGCGCGTGCTGGCCAGTCGAAGGGCAAGGGGTTACGACGAATGAATGACAATCTTCAATATGAAAATAAAAATCGGCGGATGGACCAGAGTCTGGATTGTGTGCGCCGCACTTTCAGGCATTGCAGCATGGTGGTCCTATAACCAAGCTCTTGAAACGCTTCAAAAGCAGGCGCAAGCAGACTATCAGGCAAGAGCCGATCTTCGGAAAACCTGTAGTGAACCGGCCGCGTCAAACAGCGACGAAGAATTTTTACTGCGCTTTATGAAGGATGCATGCACCGGCCTGATGTCCGATGAAGAGAGTGGCAACAAACTGCGTGATCAGAAGAGCGGCGCTCAAGTAGAGGCCGCGTGGATCGCGTTCGAAGTGTTCGCATGGCCCACGGTGATCATAGGTGTGCTTTTCGCGACGGTCGGATGGGTGCGTGCCGGTTTCAGGAGGCGTCGACTGCCATGACATTCCGACTTCTGTCCCCTGAAGATCTCGAATCGATCACCGGCGCGAAGCGATACTCGCTGCAGGCGAAGTGGTTCGAAGAACACTTCCGAGTCAAGGTGGTCTGCCGTGCCGATGGATCCATAGTCCTGACGCAGGAAGTCTTCGAAGCGCTGCTCGCGAAGCGCATGGGTGTCGCGCCGAAAATCACGACGCCGGCGGAGATAAAGGAACGTCCTGCCCTGAGGCCGGTCTCTACGCGAAAATCCGCCCATCCAAGATGACCGTGCCGGCGCTGCGCCGCCGGCATCAGCGTCAGACCATGCTGGCGAGCAGGTTTGCCGCCGCGCGCTTCAAAAGGTAGTTCTGCAACGCTGTCGCTTCAGTATCGGTGAGTGACAGCTCGACCCGGCCTCCACGCATCAGCATGAGACTGCCGTCGTTGGCGACAGCGCATGAGAACGACGGCGCCTTCTCCGCAACTTTCGCTTGCATAGATACAACTTTTGCTTGTGAGGCGGGAGTCGTATGCACAACGCTTTTCCGGGTTGATCGGTTCTTTCCACCACGCTGTTTGCGAGGGCCATTGAAGACGCTCGTAGTCGCCGCTCTAGCCGCCGACGGTGGCACCACCTCTGAAGCATCGACGATGCGCTGCTTGACGCGTATCACGGCATCGGCCGAGAGCTGATCCGGGAGGTAGTGCTTGTTCATCCAACGACCGTTTCGTTCGACACGTTCTGTCAAGATGCGGCCACTTTTGATATCCGTCCACAGCGCAGTGCCCACCTTGTTGGAACTCGCCAGTTCCAACTTCTCAGCAATCTCGGCAGACGTAATGCCGGGATACTCCGCGATCAGTGCCCGCATTTCCGCGCGTTTGCTTTGCGCGGCCTTCTTCGTAGTTGCCATTCATAGTCTCCGTTGTCTGAAATCGCCTCCGCACCATCGCTGAGGCTGCAACAGGATATTTTTTTGCGAGCGTCATATGATGGAATCGAATGACGGTGATGCGTTTGTTGATCGTCACAATCAATTTGCGCGATCGAAGCAGGAGTGGCGGGTCGTGTTCCAGCCATGAAGTAAAGTGGACTGTACACACCGTGTTTATTGTTCTAAACCGGGCGGTGTACCCGGCCCCAAGACATCTATGTCTCGAAAACATTAGCCAGCTATTAGGCATGGCTACCGGCAGTTGTAAGTTGTAGCTCACACGTTGTTGGCATGATGGCTTGATGAACAAAACCAGCTTGACGAAATCATGCAGGCTAACTAAGCTTTAACCGTCGCTGAGACAACAGCGATCCGGTGTGAGAGCCGGAATACGTAGGCGGACAGACCCGCCGCCGCATGGCGGTATTTTTTCGTCCGGAGTATCATTGCGCACCCAGTTTATGGGTGGGCCATGGTGGGGAGGCGCTCGCGCCTACCGGTGCCTACGTTCCGGTCTCTCAACCCTGCCATGTGCCTGCCCACCCGTTTGAGAGCGGATGGACAGGCTTCTATTAAACGTAGGAGTCCACGTCATGTCCTCTAAAGCATCCGCTCGTCATGAGCAAGCATCAACCGATTCCGCGCCCTCGAAGAACTTCCTCGATGAGGAAATCCCGCGGTTCAGCGAGAAAGCGCGAGACGCTGCAAAACGCAACCAGTTGCGTTCTCAGCCGCTACTGGACCATATCGAAAAGTCACATCGAATCAATTTCGGCCTCAGTGCAATCTTTCGGATTCTGGCTGCGAATCTGACTCGTCAGTGCACGTTCGTTCCCGGCTCGCAAGACGATCTTGAGCCGCCGCTCTCGGATTTCACTGTCTCCTGCCTTCTTGATCTTGGCGCAGTCGTCTCGGAAATAATGGTCAACGACGTGGAGGACTTGGCCGAGTGGGCGGACGAGCGTGGCACCATCGGCGCTGGGGAGTCGGACCGTGGCTAAGCGCTATCTCTCCGACGATTACAGGACGGGTACTCACTCGGCGGTCGCGTTCCTTCAGAGCTGGAGCGCGTGCGACGAGATCGCGCCGTGGGATATGGCCGACCAGTTCCAGTCGATTCGTGATCAGCTCCCTCATCAGCAGATGCGTGGCTTTCAGGACACGGTTTTTCACTACCTGCAGATGACGCTCGAAGGCACTTCTCCGTGCTTGTCGAAAGACGGATGGCTGCGCGAACTTGAAGACCCGGAGGCATGGAAAAATGGCTGACATTCATACCCTCCCGGTTCAGCGCAAGCGCGGACGGCGCCGTACCAATCCGAAGCCGGGTGTTCCTTCTGCGCAGGTCTTGAACTTCGATGCACGAGTTGAAACAGCCGAGCAGCAGGTGGCGCGGATGTACGAAGAGTCCAGAACGATGGCCTACCACCTATTGATGGCCGTTCGCTCGTTCAGACGTGCATTCCCATCTGAGGCGTAGACGGCATTAATCGCTGGCATAATCGTCTGCAACCGCGCCTAGCCCGACGGGGCGAACGCAGGGCTCCCTTACCCTGCTGGCGCGGTCTTTTCATTCGAGGGTGCGTGAGGGCGCAATGGGGATACCAACTAGAGAAGATTTCGCTGACTGCGTGCGATTGATGACCCACAGCCACTGTGCGGATTTTCAAGCCGATTTCGATCCCAGTTTCTTTCACAGCGAGATCAATACGAATGCACGTGACCTCATCCGATCTCTTTTCGACCAGCGGGAGATACGGTACCAAGCTGTGCTCGACCACGGTGTGATGAAATGGTTGACATCACAGAACGTGTACGGCCTTGCTGAGCGACGGGTATTTGCCGAGCTGCTTCGTCAGATTTCGAAGGAAAACGTGAGCGACGACGATCGCCGTAACCAGTACGAGGCGTGGGTCATGCGTAGGCTGTCGAAGGCCGCGAATGAGAAGGATAAACCTTGGCGATTCCGCACCATTGTGCGCGCTGTATTGGCACCCCACAACGGTTCGATGAACTGGCGCGAGGGACTCTTGCACGCGCTGGATGAGTACTATCACACGGATACGGCCAAGAGGATGGCTTCCGCTCGCAAAAACATTGGCAGCTTGATTGAGACAGCCATCGCTGGCATCAACGCCATGAAGTCGATCGCAGACGATGAACTGGCGATGGAAGTGCTGCGAGGCATGCCTGAGGCGCACCGTCCGAGGTTTTGGGTGCCCAGAGTTTTTGACACTCAGTTGAGAGGATTGGAGCTTCTCGCCGCAGTCGACGCTACGACCATTTACCCCATCGCCCGATCCGACTACACGGTCGCCGAGCGTTTGTTTGTCTATCGCATGTCACGGCTGAACTGGCGACATTTCAGATCGTTCAGGTCTGAGGGGATCGCAAATCTGATGCTGCTGGAGGGCTTCCAGTCAACTTTGGATACCCGGACTATCGAGAAGATGTGCAAAAAGTTTAGCGATAGTAGACGGCACTTGTTTGGTCAAATAGATAAGTTTACTGCCGGTGCCTAGACATTGAATTTCACGAAACAATTGACGGTGAACAGTTGTTGAAAAACAAGGAGACTACCGCCATTACGGATCGATAAATCGATAAATACCATTCGTTCACACACAAACTCCTACCGAGGAAGGTGAACGAATGAAAAAGTCCTCCAATCCCCCGTCGGCAGACATGCCGGCAATCCCTGTCCTGCCATCCATCGGCTTTTCCCGGTGGCCTCAGATTGCTCCGTTCGTCCCGATGGGACGCGAGACGTGGCGCAAGCTGGTTCGCACGGGCAAGGCACCGCAGCCGACCTACTTCTCGAAGACCTGTGCGGCCTATCGTAACGAGGACATCCACAAGTTCCTCGCCGACCCCCTGAACTACACCGCTGACGTCGTCGCCGGCGCCGTTACTGAAATCGCCTGAGGTCCGCCATGCCGACCACTCAGGAACGTGTGCGCCCGGTGCGCACATTCAGGCGTCCGCGTCTCGAATCATGGTCGATCGCAATCGTCGATCGCATCGAACTGACCGGCCAGGCGCGCGCCGACGCCGAGCGCGAGGCCCGCATCTCTGCACTCGGCATGCTGATGGAATCCCCGGCGGCTATGCCACTTTGGCGGCGCGTGTGCTGCTCCGAGATGTATCGCGAGATTCGCGCGCGCAGCTCTGATCAGCGCGTCGCCATGGAACTGGCGCTGCAGCAGTCGATGAGATGAGCTTCCAGGCGATGACATGGGCCGTCGAGCAGGATCTCCCGGCACTGCAAAAGCTCGTCCTGCTGATGCTGGCCAACCGGACGAATACGGACACGGGGCGGTGCGATCCCAGCCACGACAAGGTTGCCCGTGACTGCGGCATGAGCAAGCCTTCCGTGAAACGCGCGATTTCTGAGCTTGCCGAAAAAGGTCTCATCGAGATTCATCGACAAGCGTCGAACGGCGTCCATTTGCCAAATCAGTACACCCTTAGGGTGGGGTCATCCGTGAGGGTAGTGGGTTCTGACAGCACCCAGGGGGTGGGGTCTGACAGAACTGAGGGTGGGGTCTCACAGACCGGAGGGATGGGGTCTGACAGAGCTACAAAACAGGAAGTTAAAACAGGAAGTAAACCTTCTCTCTTGTGCGATTCGAAATTCGAAGAAGCATGGAAGGCGTATCCAAAGCGTGAAGGCGGAAATTCGAAGCAGTCGGCGATGAAGGCATGGAATGCACGAGTTCGTGAAGGTGTCGATCCGGATGTGTTGGTGTCGGCTTCAAAGGCATACGCGATCGCGATGCAAAAGGCTGGCAATGTCGGCACGCGATATGTCCGTCAGGCGGCGACGTTCTTTGGTCCTGATCGCCATTTCGATGAGTTCGCGAAGTCGGCCGAAGCGCAGCCCGCACTTTTCGCCAATGGTGAGGACGCACCGTGGTGGCAGCGCGCAGGTTTCCGCAACGAATGGGACGCGATGAACGCGGGCTGCACCGAGCGCAATTCGGTGCTGTGGCGAGAAGGCCGGCCGACTCGAAAACTTGGCGGCGCGAACGTTGAACCTTGGCCGGAGACCACTGCATGAACGCACGTGAACTGGCCTCGGTCATGGCGGACAACACACAGCAGGTCGTCGAACATCTGCTGCCGAACGGCCGCAAGTCGGGCAAGGAATGGAAGGTCGGAAGCGTTGCCGGCGAGAAAGGCCAAAGCCTGTCAGTGTGCCTGTCGGGTGCCAAGCGCGGCGTATGGAAAGACTTCCAGGCCGACGAAGCAGGTGATCTGCTCGATCTGTGGTGCGCGTGCCGCGCTCTGTCGGTTGCCGATGCGATGCGCGAAGCAAAGCAGTTTCTCGGCGTGCGCGACGAGATGCCGAAGAGGCAGGCGCCAACGTATCAGCGCCCGGAGCGTCCAAAGGCGCGTCGCGCGACATCGATCCTTGAGGAATGGTTTGCGTCGCGTGGACTGACGATGGACACGGTCAACGAGTTCAAGGTTGCTGAACAGCCTCGCGGCGACGCGGTGTATGCCGTGTTCCCGTACTTCCGTGGTGCCGAACTGATCAACGCGAAATATCGCAACATCGCCGACAAAAAGGACATGCGCCAGGAATCCGGCGCAGAGCCGTGCCTGTTCGGCTGGGATTTGATCGATCCGTCATGTCGTGTGGTGGCGATCGCCGAGGGAGAGCTCGACGCGATGACCCTGCATCAGGTCGGCATACCGGCGCTGTCGGTCAATGCGGGCGCGGGCAATCACCAGTGGATCGACAACGACTGGGAGCGCCTGGAGCGCTTCAGCGAGATCCTGCTCTGCTACGACAACGACGAGGTCGGCCGCAAAGGCGCGCACGAGGCAGCGAACCGCCTCGGCAACGAGCGCTGCCGCGTCGTGATCTTCGGCGAATCGAAGGACGCGAACGAGTACCTGCTGGCGGGCGCGAGCGTCGATGACTTCAAGCGCTGCTGCGCTGCTGCGCGCGGTTTCGATCCGGACGAACTGCGCTCTATCGCCGACTTCTGGCCAGGCGTGAAGGCGCTGTTCTATCCCGCGACCGAGGAGGCAACAAACGAGCCGTTTCTGCAGTTTTGCGGTCAGTCGCAGCTGTGGTTTGAGTTCCGCGGAGGCGAGGTGACCGTCTGGACCGGCTACAACGGCCACGGAAAGTCGCTGATGCTCAACCAGGTGCTGCTCGGTCTGATGACGCAGGGCGAACGGGCGGTCGTGTTCTCCGGCGAGATGACGCCTGAGCGGCAAGGCAAGCGGATCGCAAAGCAGGTGGGCGGCCTCGACCGGCCATCGACCGCGTACCTCGACCACATGGCCGAATGGCTGCGTGATCGCCTGTGGCTCTTCAACCTTCTCGGCACCGCGTCGATCGATCGCCTGATAGCGGTGTTCACCTACGCGTTCAAGCGCTACGGCATTCGTCATTGCGTGATCGACAGCCTGATGATGACTGACGTCCAGTCCGACGGCGCTGGCGCCATCACAGCGCAGAAGGAAGCGATGCGCAAGCTGGCGAACTGGGCGCGCGCGAACGGAACGCACGTGCACCTGGTCGCTCATCCCCGCAAAGGGCAGGACGAGAAGAAAACGCCCGGAAAGCAGGATGTCGCCGGCGCTGGCGTGATCACTGACGCCGCCGACAACGTGTTCGCGGTGTGGTCCGCGCAGAAAGACGAACAACTGCCCGAGGACGAGACGCCCGATGCCTTCCTGACGCTGCATAAGCAGCGAAACGGCGAGACACAGCACCGTTCGATACCGCTTTTCTTCAACAACGAAGCGCAGCAGTTCAGCAACAGTCACGCGCGCCGCCCGTACGTGTATCTGCCGTACAGCAACGTCAATCAGGAGCAGCTCGCATGAAACACAACACGTCGGGAAACACCGGAATCGTTCGCGTCTCGGACATCCGTGACACGCTGATTCGACGCTTCGAAATCAATGGAGTGCACGCGTTCGAATCGGTCTCCGGGTCAATGTCTGCCTCGCAGCAGGAAAAGGCCATCAAACGAAATTACGTGACGTTCGAAACGCGCGTGCGTCTCGGAGTGGATGACTGGAACAGATCCTGTCCGTACGAGATCGCCGATTGGTTGACTGTGCTTTCGACGCCCGAATTCGGCGCATGGCAGGACATCCGGTCGTGCGGTTTGCCGCTGTGGCCGCGGCTGCCCGTGGGCGAATTCACTGTCAGTTTCGGCAATCCCGCCGCGAAGGTCGCACTTCAAGTCGGCATCGAATACGACGGCGTGTCGGCTGATGAGCTGCGCGCCGATCACTGGCTGAAGCAGATCGGCTGGCGTGTCTTTCGCGTACCGTTCGAACGCTGCCTGCGTGTGATGGATACGCCTGCGGATGTACGCGAACGGACTGGCGAGTGCAACGACGAGTATCGCGCGGCCTATCTGACGGAAACGCTTGCAGGGACGATTCAGGAGCTTCGGCACGCGTTGATTGCCGCTGGAGCGCGGCTATGAGTCCAGTTCACTCAATCGTCGAAATATCCCGACGCGAGCGCTTCGTCGAAATCGGTGATCCACGGGGCGAAGTGATCCGTGTCGTAGAACGCGATCTTGCCGTTGGTGATGCGCGTTATGGAGATCTGTCGGATCACGCCGTTCCGGCCTCCAGCCGGGTAGTTGTCGTTGTCCGTAATCTTGAACTCGCGCAGGTCGAGTCCACGACTGGCAAGCACGGCCTTGACATCTTCCTGTTCGTCCCAGGAAAACTCGGTGAAGTCATGGACTGCCATGGCGGTCTCCTTGGCGCGGTGAGCGGAAACCATCGTAGCACGGAGGCATCGTGAAGCAGATCGAACGCGAAGGGCCGATCGAGCGTGTGTTTTCGCGGTGGCAGCAACGGGGAGCGTGACATGCCGGATACGAGCGAACTACAACGAGAAAACTCCAGCTCGAGAATCATCTACGAGGCGCTGGGGCGGCTCGGGCCTCAGACGCAGTCTCAACTGTCGGCGCATGTCGACGTGACCGTCAGCTGCGCGAGCAAGTGCCTCAAGCTGCTGGTCGAAGAAGGCTATGTGCGGCGCGAGGGCAGGACCGTCAACCGCAAGGGAGTCTCGATCGGCAAGCAGCCGTGGCTGTACGCGCGGACGGTGAAGCCGCTTCCGGAGATCCGGCCGGACGTGCTTCCCGATCCACCATCTGCGCAGGAACTGCGCGACATCATGAACTCGATCATCCGCAGGAAAAATTCGTAGAGTGAGGCCGTCTCCATTCGCATTCATGCGCGAGTGCTTAAGCCCGGTCCGCCGGGCATCTTTTTCGATGAAGCCCGAAACCGTTATCTGCCCGTCGTGCAAATCAGAGTGGCAACTCACAACGATCGAGATGGTTCGCCATCGCGGTCCGCTGTGGTGCCCGACGTGTGTCGCGAAGGCCGACGAGAGGCTTCTCGAAGCGCTGCGCAGGTATCCCGATGGAGAGGCCGCGAATAGGTCAAGCGGGGTAGAAGCAAGGCCGAGCGGGGGCCATTAGCCCAGCCCTGAGGTTCCGGTGTCGCGCCGGCTCAATAAACGTGGATGAATGGCGGAGTTGCCCCGCCACGACCGACCGGAATGGCTGAACGCACCAAGACGCAGCAGGTCGACGAATCCGGATATACCGCCCGCGACTTAAGCACCGCTTTTTTTAGCGGGTGGGACTGCCACGCCCTATGAAAGAGGTCAGACGCCAATGATGACGTACGCGATCTTCAAGCCAGATGGGACCGTGCTCGCGCACATAACCACGCCGTTCCCGCCCACGCTCGAACAGATGGCCGACCACTGCGCCGAGGTGCACGGCTTCGCTGATCGCGATGAATGGATGGAGTCGTGCGGCGTCGAGCAGATTGCATATGCGCCCGTGCATTGATCACTACGGGCTCTGCAGCCTTGCAATCGCTTCCACTATGAGCACCCGATGAATCTCAAAGTTGGCGAGAACCTGTCGCATCAAGGCTAGCAGCTGTTCGGCGCGGATGGAGTCGAATCCCGCAGCAAGTTGCTGACGAACGCGAAATTCCTGGTCAGCGATCAGTTTCTTGGCTCGTGTAATGTGGTCGTCTGCTTCGAGCAGGTGCCGCTGTTCGGTTTCAATCAGGCTCATGCTCGTTCCCTGGCAGAGATGCACTTCGGTGGGTGTGAGAGCGGCCCGACGCTGATTCCCCGTGCACACTTGCGTTGACCGGCGCGAACAGACGATTGATGAAGATCGCCCGGTGCATCAGCATCACATCCGCTCTCCAGACCCATGATAGTCCCCGCGCACGCGTACGTACGCGCGTAGGAAAAGGCTCGGCGGAGGAGAGGAAAAAGGGAGAGAAAGGCCGCTTTGAGGTGTCGTGAGTGCCCGAAAAACACCCGTTTTGGCTGGATCGACCGACATTGACGGATGCTGACAGCGCCTTACGATAACTGAACAGACCGGCTTTGCTGCGCTGCACATCGGCCCGTAACGGCGGACTCGACGCGTCAAAACAGCGCAATGCATTGATTTCATTGAATTATTGCGGAGCACCAAGATTTGACATAATGGGTTCTATCACACTTTTGCCGCACCCCAGCAAGTGATTTCTCCCATTATCAAGAATGATTCTCAACTCTGGGACCACCTGGACCCCACCGGACGGGGGTCACTCGAATTCGGGGAGCACCTTCCCGATCCGCGCACAGGAAAAATACCGATGATCCTCCGCATGGAGGATTCGCATGGCTCTCACCAACGCAGCGCTGCTGAAGTCGATGTCGGAGGACCGGGCATTGGCTTCGGCGATGATGTTTCCGCATCGCCACCCGCAGGCATCGCCAGCGTTTCACGTCGAGGTGATGGACCTGTGGCGCAGTCAGGACGAGTTCGTTCTGATCGAGGCGTTTCGCGAGGGCGGCAAGTCGACGCTGTCGGAAGAGTTCCTGCTGATCGAGGCGAGCTTCGGCAACTTCGGCTATTGCCTGATCATCGGGGAGACATACACGAAGGCCTGCCAGCGGCTTGAGGCGATCAAGTTCGAGGCGTCGCGCAACGTGAAGCTGCAGAGCCTGTTCGGGCGGCTGAAGTCGGCGGGGCGGCTGTGGAACGAGCATCAGCTGGAATTGCCGAACGGCGTGCTGCTGGAGGCGCACGGTTGGGAAGAGGAGTTGCGCGGTTTCAAGTGGCACGACCTGCGGCCTGATCGCGCGTATCTCGACGACATCGAGAACAAGGAGCGGGTGAAGGACGCGGCAGCTGTCAACGCGTCGATGAACAAGCTCTACCTCGAACTGATGCCGGCGATGGACAAGGTCAAGGGGAAGATCCGATTCACGCAGACTCCGCTCGCCGAGGATTGCCTCGTTACACGCTTGCGCGATAACCCGGACTGGACCGCCCGGCGCTTTCCGATCTGCAACGGCGACATCGACGACCCTCAGACGGAGGCGCTCTGGCCCGACCGGTACCCGATGTCGTGGATTCGCAAGAAGCGTGACGAGATGGAGCGCGCGGGGCAACTGCGCGGCTTTATGCAGGAATACATGCTGATGGCGATCGGCTCGCAGGACAAGCCGTTCGAGGAAGACCAGATTCGCGAGATGGCGCTCGATCCTGCGCCATGGTTGCCGAAGGTGGTCATCACCGACCCGGCGCGCACGACCGACGTGAAAAAGAGCGATCGCACCGGGCGTGTCGTGTTGAGCCGGCTGGGCACGAAGATCTACGTGCATGCGTCGTCGGGCGAATTCTGGAAGCCTGACCAGATCATCGACGACGCCTTCAGAACGTCGGAGCGGTTCAACAACGCGGCCGTCGCAATCGAAAAGAACTCGCTCGATGAATGGCTGCTGCAGCCGATGCGCGCGGAGATGCTTCGCCGTGGTGTGACGCTCGCGCTCAAGCCGCTCTCTGCACCTCAGGATCGCGACAAGGTGCAGTTCATCATGGGACTGCAGCCATTCCTGGACGCCGGCGACATCGTGCTGGTCGGCGGCCGCGGTGCGCATCCGAAGCTGGTCGCAGAGATGCTCAACTTCCCTTCGGGCAAGCGCGACATCCTGAACGCGCTCGCCTATTTTCAGCGCGTGTTCTCGGGGACAGCCGTGTACGAAGACTTCGGCGAATGGAATCTCACCAGCGACTATGAGCCAAGCCAGCAGCATCCGTTCGCGCTCGCGTTCAACTCGAACGGCGCTGAGACGACGGCGGCGCTTGCTGTCGTCGAGGGACAGCGGATCGTCGTCGTGGCCGACTGGATATCCCCGGTACCCGCGAAGGAAGCTGTCACCGACATCGCTCAGCTCGTGCGCGCCGCGTTCCCGCGCGTGCGTCTGACGGCGTGGCTACCGGCCGACGTGCTCGATCAGTCCGATCGCATGCCCGTGGTTGCAGCGCTGCGCGGCATGAACATGCATCCGATGCGCGGAGCCTACATCAACGTCGCGCGCGGCTCGCTTTCGCCGCTGATCCGCACGGAATCGAAGGCGCGCCGGCTCTTTCTCGTCGACCAGCAGCAGGCCACGCACACACTTAACGCGATGGCAGGCGGCTACAACTACCCGGTGAATCGCTCAGGAAATAAAGATAGCCTCCCCGAGACCGGTCCGCACCGGACCCTGATCGAAGGGCTGGAGTCGGCGGTTTACGTGATCTGCTCGCAGCGCAATGACGTCTTGCCGGAAGGCATGCACATCGGCGTCAATCCGCAGGGAGCGAGTTACCTGACCACACTCCCCAAACGGAGATGACCATGGCTATCTCGAAATCGCATTCGCCCAAAGCCCCGTCGCAGAAGCCGACGGCGTTCTATCAGGGCAAGCAGCAGGGCGGCGCGCACGGCAAGCCCGAGAAGGTGGGCGAGCGCCTCAAGGGCGGCCCGATGCGCGAAAAGCTGTCGAAGCCGGGGCTGTAACGTGAAAAAGCGCTACGGCAAGGGTGATGCCGGCAAGGGCCAGACGCGCGCGGAATCGCGCGACATCCGCGGCTTTTTCGGCACTTCGCCCTACAAGCCCGAGCCCGACGACCGGCCCGCGCGCACGCCGCGCGATCGCAACACGGGAAGCCGGCTTGCGAAGAAGCTCGCCGGCAAAGTGATCGGCTAGATGGCCCGCACGAAAAAAGAGAAAAAGAAGGACGACAAGCCCGCGGTCGAAACAGTTGACGCGCGGGCTATCGACGCTGAACGCACGGGCGACGAGCTGGAAAACTGGGCCGACAAGCCCGATTCCGGGGCCTACGAAGAGGCCGCGAAGCTCTACCCCAAGATCGTCAAGTGCTACGAGAACAAGCAGGAGCAGATGGACCGCATCGAGGAGTACTGGTCCATCTTCAACGCGCAGCCCGACGAGAACCAGCAGTATTCCGGCAACAGCCAGTGCTATATCCCCGCCGTGCGCAACGCCATCAAGGCACGCATGAAGCGCACGCTGGCGCAACTCTTTCCCGTCAATCACAAGCACATCGGCGCCGTCGGCCCGGACGGTAACGTTCCGTTCGCGCAGGTGAGCCTGCTCGAGCATTACATCCGCTCGACGGGCCTGAAGGACATCGTGCGTGCGGATCTGATCGCGGGCGACGTGACAGGTCAATGGAACCTGTACATCGACTGGACGAAGACGTATCGCAAGGTCACGGAGCTCGTGAAGAAGCCGCCCATCCTCGAGGATGGCGAGATGGGCACGCAGGTCGAGGACGTTGCGGCGGACGACGACGACTGGGAGTGGGAAAAGGAAACGAAGGAGGTCACGGAGGAAGGCCCGGACATTGTGCCGTTCGCGACTGAGGATTTCGCGGTCTATCCGCCCACCTGTAACGACATCCAGAAGGCCACGGCTACGGCGATCAAGCTGCGCATGTCGCAGGACGCGATCCAGCAGTTCATCGACGAAGGTGTCTTCGTCGGGCACTCGGCGAAGGACATCATCGAACGCATGGCGCAGCCCAGCAAGGGCCGTGAAAAATACGTCGCGCCCAAGAAGCGCACCGGCGACGCCGGGATCCGTACCGAGGGCACGTACAAATACGCGCTGATTTTCGAGGTGCACACCAGCCTCGAGCTCGAAGACGACAAGGGCAAGGAGCCGTGCTTCGTGTACTACGCGGGGCCCGAGGAGATCCTCGGCATCATCCGCAATCCGTTCTGGTCCGGCAAGCGTCCGGTGCTCTCGGCGCCGATCGAGCGCATTCAGGGCTCGGCATTCGGCGTCTCGATGATCGAGCCGGTGAAGTACCTGCAGTGGAACCTGAACGACTACTGGAACATGGGTCAGGACTCGGCGCAGTATGCGCTGCTGCCGATCGTCATGACCGACCCGCTCGCGCAGCCGAACTACCAGTCGATGGTGATGGGCCTTGCCGCGGTGTGGCTCGCCGATCCGAACAAGACGAAATTCTCGCAGTTCCCCGCGATCTACAAGGATGCCGTGGCGCTGTGCCAGGCCATCAAGCAGGAAATCAACGAGTCCATGGACGTCAACGACGCCATGCTCGGCAAGATGCCGCAGGGCCGCAAGAATCAGGCGCAGATGGCGGCGCAGGCGCAGGCGCAGGAGTCGAACATCATCGATCACGCGAAACGGTACGAGGAAGTGATCCTCAATCCGCTCGCCGAATGGATGTTCGAGCTCGATCGGCAGTTCCGCACGGAAGAGATCACCGTCGAAGTCCTCGGCGAGGTCGGCGTGCGCGCGAACCTGCAGGAAGTGCCCGTGCAGGCGTTCGGCGAGCGCTATTTCTTCCGCTGGTGCGGCACGTCGTATCAGCAGAACCTGCAGCGTATGCAGCAGATGATCGCGTGGATGAACGTGCTACGCGGAATTCCGCCGCAGCAGCTCGACGGCCGGCGCCTGAACATCGGTCCGATCCTCGAGTACGGCACCGAGCAGATCTTCGGCCCCGAGGTCGCGCCGCGCGTGCTGATCGACGAGCGCAACCTGTTCCACGTCGAGCCGGAAGACGAGAACCTCATGATGCACAACGGCCTGCCCGCTGAAGTGCACGCCGCCGACGATGACCGCCGGCATATCCAGGCGCACCTCGCGGGCGCACAGATGACGGGCGATCCGGGCGGACTCTTTCGCGCGCACATCCAGCAGCACCAGCAGGCGATGAAGGCCAAGATGCAGGCGCAGATGCCGCAGCAGCCTGGCCAGCCCGGCGTGCCGGGCGGCGCGGGCCCGGGCGTCGCCGGTTCACCGCGCCCTGGCGCGCAGCCGGGCATGCCGCGTCCGCAAGGCCCCGCCGGCATGATCCACCCCGATCAGCTCGCATCACCGACAACGGTGCCGCGATGAAAAGCTTCTTCGCCCGCGCCACGCCCTGGCACACGATCCAGACGGGCGACCTGATGGCCGTGCTGAGCGATCACGAACGCGACGCCGTAATTGCCCACGAGCGCGGGCACCTCGTGCATTGGCACGCTGAAAAACGGCTGCTCTGGTTCATCACCCTTCGCGTGCGCTTCGACTGGGAAGGCTTTCTCGCCATGTGCGAGCGGCAGGAGCTCGAGGCCGACCGCTATGCGATCCGCAAAGGCCATGGGAATGGGCTGCGCACGTTTCTGCTCAGGCACGGCAACCGGCGCAAGGCGCTGGGGTACCCGTGCCTGAGTGAACGTCTGGAGGCGCTCGATGGCTGACGCATTCCTGATCGTTCCGCCGTTCGTGCGCGCCGAAGGCAAGGACGTTCCGCCCGAGCAGATCCAGCTCGCGCTTAATTCACTTGCCCAGCAAACGACGAATGCGCTCAACCAGCTCGCGAACGGCGCGGGCGCACCATTCGCCGCGGCGATGCTCGCGTGGTTCAACAGTCTTCCGAAGACGCTGCCGGCGCAGTCGGGCGTGCTCTGGAACAACGGTGGAACGCTTGCCCAATCATGAAGATCCGTGGCCTCCCACAGCCCCTCTCGGGCAATGAGCTTGTGATGATCCAGCAGGAGCAGAACGGACTGTGGGCCGAATGCTCGATGCCGCTGTCGCAGCTCGTCTGTCTTCTCGGCACCAACTGGGCGAGTCTGCCGACTGTTAAACCATCCGTCGCCGGTGTGCTCTGGAACAACGGCGGCGTTGTATCGATCTCGTGACCACGAGGGCACCATGCTAAGAAAAATCATCCTCGCGGCGCTCTTCTTGCCGCTTGTCGCGCTTGCGCAGAGCTACCCCAGCCCGACATTCAATAACCTCACGATCAATGGCGCGTTCACGGCTACCGGCAAGGTCGGACTGTCGAACCTCGCCGCGCAGGCCGCGAATACGGTGGTGGCGAACGTCACGGGATCCAGCGCGAGCCCGACTGCGTTCTCGATGCCCAGCTGCAGCAGCGCAACGAGCGCGTTGCAGTGGACGAGTGGAACGGGCTTCAGTTGTAACGCGGGGGCGGCACCGCTTGCATCCCCCACCTTCACCGGAACGCCCGCCGCGCCGACGGCAGCAGTGGGCACGAACACGACGCAGATCGCGACGACTGCGTTCGTAGCGAACCACGATCCGTGCGTATCCATCCTGGACAAAGGGGGCGACCCGTCCGGCACGAATGACAATTCCACAGCGTTGACGAATGCGCTTGCTGCAAGCGTCAGCACACGCCAATGCGTCTATTTCCCGCCCGGAAAATACGCGTTCACGTCGGGCTACAGCTATACGTTCGCAAACACGCTGGCGAGCGTCACGATCAAGGGCGCGGGGCCGGACAGCGCTGAACTTCTATGGCCGTCGTCGAACGGGCTCACCTTCAACTACGACGGCCCGCTCGACAGCGTGCACATCCGCGATCTGTCGATTACGACGAATTCGAGTGCATCGCTCGGCTATACGGGCGTGTACTTGAACCAGACGGTGACGTCGATCCCCGATCCCGGCACCGGCGCCTATTCCGATATATCGAACGTCACGTTCCGTGGTACGGGAAACTACGCCGTCGGTACTTCATGGGGCAACGCGGTTCAGATCAACAGCGTCTCGAACGTCAATTTCCCCGGCCTTGTCATTTATGGCGCTGGCCCGACTGCGGGGAATGGTGTGTCGATCGGGGGCTCGTCGACGGCCATTCCCGTTGTCTACAACTTCTCGAACTGCATTATCAACGACGATGCGGCCGGCATTATTTACGGCAACAACGTACAAGGTGTTGCAGTCAGCCAGTGCAACTTCACCGGGAACAATCAGGCCATCGTCTCGAACGCGAGCGAAACTGGCCTTGACCAGCTCGTAGTGTCGAACAGTCAGTTCAACAGCTTCCTGTCGAGCATCGTCACCGGTTCCGGAATCGACAACGTTCAGCTGCTCGGAAACTTCTTTCTGATCCAGCCGAGCACGACGGCGGTCACGCTGACGCACGCGCAGAACACGACCATTGTCGGAAACACGTTCGCGCCGGCAACGGGCACCATGACGGGCACGCAGGCCATTTCGGTCGGCACCTACGATCACGGCTCAACGACGATCGCGGCGAACACGTATCAATCGCTCGCAACAGGTGTGGCGCTCGGTGCTGCTTCGCAGTTTGTCAACGTATCGCCGGACAACACGTTCTCCGGAGTCACGTCAAATATCACGAATTCCGGCGCGAACAATACTGTCCCGGGAGCCGGATACGTCTTCGCGAATGTGGGCGCGGGATCTGCCGTTTCCCTGGCATCGGGAACAGCTGCAAATGTCACTTCGATCAGCCTGCCGCCCGGAGACTGGGACGTGGCCGGACAGGTGGCATATAACGTTTCTTCGGGCGCTGCGACATTGCTCCAGTGCGGCGTGAATACGGTCTCGGCAACAATCGGTGCAGTGGGCAGCGGCTTTGGCGTGAGTCAGGCCGGTTCCAATACCACGGACATGGTGTCGACCAACATGTCGGTCATGCCGACTCGGGTTGTTGTTACGTCTGGCACGACAACCGTGTACCTCGTTGCATCTGCCACATTTTCTGGAACCGTTAGCGCGTTCGGCTCGATTCGAGCGCGCCGCCTTCCGTACTGACACTACATCGGCTTTGAATACGGCAGGAAATATTTGTATTGTCTGCGCAACCATGATCAGGAGTGCATCGTGCGCAAAACCCGGCTTGCCCGTCTGATAGCCCTGCTCTTTCCGGGCGTTGGCGCTGGCGTTCGCCCGGTTGTTCCCAACAACGGCACGGTCCCCGATCCGGATGGTCTGATCGCAGCCATCCACGGCATGAACCCATTTCAGGCAAATGGCTACAACGCCGCTGCGAACACGACGGGTTTCACGCTTGCTGGTAACCAGATTGCCGGAGCGGAGAACAATTTTCTGAACCTGACGGGCGCGTTGACAGCCGCCGCGAACGTGCAGCTGCCGACCGTCGCAAACCTCAAATCCGCGCTTCCTGCCAATGCGCAAGCCAATCCGACGGGCCTCAGTTTTCAGCTTCGGATGATCAACAGCTCAAGCGGCGCATTCGCGTGGACGGTGACAACGAACACAGGATGGACGCTCGGCGGAACGATGACGCTCGCGCAGAACACGTGGCGCGATTTCATCGTGACCTTTACCAGCGCAACGACAGCCACGCTGCAGGCAGTCGGAACCGGTACGAATTCCTAAGGGGCAACATGAGCAAGCTTCTGCAACGACTTCTCGGTCTTCTCTTTCCCGGTGTCGACGGCGATGACCCCAATGCTGACCCGGGTGCTTATCCCGGCGCTGGTGACGATCCTGCTGCGGATCCGGGAGCCGATCCCGCCGCTACCGACGATGACGATATCGACTTCGATTTCGTCGAGCCGACCGCTCCGACGCCGCGCCGCACAACGGTTGAAGACCGGTTGTCGGGCATCGAATCCTCGATGGCAGAAGCCCGTCGCTTCGCGGAAGAACGTGCACGCGGTACCGGTGCGCCGCCCATCGACCCCCAGTTCCAGCGCGAAGAAGAACGCCTGCGCTCGACTGACATCACGGATCAGGAACGCTGGCAGATCGAATCGAACCGGGTTCTGCGCGAGAACCAGCGTCTTTCGCAGCAGGCCCTGTTTCAGGCTCAGGACCTGAATGACCGGACGGCGTTCGAATCGAAGGTCAGCACCGATCCGCACCGTGCGCGCTATCGCGACCGCGTCGAAGCCGCGCTCACCGAAGAGCGCCGTAACGGGCGTAACGCTTCGCGCGAGGCGATCTACTACCACATGCTCGGCAAGGACATTGCCGACGGCAAGCTGAAGCCGAAGGCCAAAGCGAAGGCGCCCGCTGCGGACATTCCGCGTGGGCGCACGCCGGGAGTCCGTTCCAACGTGCCCGCCAATCGTGGCACAAGCGAGCACGACAAGCGTCGCTCGCGCCTCGAAAACGTGAATATCTGACCAGCAGAGGACATCATGCTCAAGTCGAACAAACTGGCCCTCCTGTTGGGCTTGATCTACCCGGGGGTAACGAACCAGTCGTCGAGTTTCACGGCTGACGTCGAAGCGTACATTCAGGAAGAAGTCGAACCGCTTGCGCGCCGCCAGCTCGTCGCCTATCAGTTCGGCAAGCCCCTGAAGCTCGACACGAACCGGGGCACGACGTACACCGCTTCGCGCTACCAGCGCCTGCCGCTGCCGTACGCGCCTCTGCAGGAAGGCGTTGCGCCTCCGGGCGAAGCGATGACGCTGCAACAGGTCACGGCGACCGCGCAGCAATGGGGCGACCGCGTCATCATCACCGACGTCGCGAACCTCACCATCAAGCATCCGCTCTTCCAGCAGGCCTGCGAGCTGGTTGCCCTGCAGCTGCCGGAAACGCTCGAGCGCAACACGTTCAACACGCTGCTGTCGACCACGCAGGTCAACTACGCGAATGGCAAGACAAGCCGTGCGAACCTCCTCAACACCGACGTGCTGACGCCGCACGAGAACAACCGCATCGTCGGTTCGTTCCTCACGTACGGCGTGCCGCGCTTCCAGGGCGATGAGCGCGAAGACATGATGATCGAGGCGGGCGCGTATCGCGATCCGTCGAAGACGCCGGCCGTCATGCAGCACTACGTCGGCCTGATCCATCCGCTCGTCGCGCAGGACATGCGCGAGAACAGCACGGTCGCGACGGCGTGGTCGTACAGCGACATCAACCGTCTGTACAACAACGAGCTCGGCGCATTCGGCGGTACCCGCTACGTCGAATCGAACATGGTCCCTTTCTGGGTCGGCGTGGCCGCGATCACGGGCACCGCTTCGGCCTCGGGCGGCCAGCTCGCGACGGGCAGCTATTTCATCCAGGTGACGGCCGCACCCGCGCAGACCTCCGTCGAGCAGAACGTCTACCAGGTCTCGGGTGCGATCGCGGTCACGGGCCCGACGGGTTCGATCTCGGTGGTGCTGCCGCAGCTCGCCGGCTACGTGTTCAACGTGTACATCGGCACGACGGCGAACCCGTCGAATCTCGCGACAGCGATCGGCACGGGCGTCCCGTCGACGGGCACGCTGGCTGGTCAGGCGACGCAGCTCGCGCCGAACCAGACCGTGACGATCACGGGCATCGGCGTATCGCAAACGCCGCCGGCCGCGCCCGCCACGGGCGTGTCGGTCTACCCGACGATCTACATCGGCAATCACAGCTACGGTCAGGTGCTGCTCGAGAACCCCGAGTTCCATTACCTGACGGGCGCCGACAAGTCGGATCCGCTGAACCAGACGCGCGTGGTGTCGTGGAAGGTGTTCTACGGCTCGATCATCCTCAACCAGGCGTTCCTCGCGCGTGTCGAGTCCGGCTCGGCCTTCAGCGCGGGTTACAGCGCTGGCACGCAAGCTTAAGGAGTAGTTGATGCCGCCGCGCAATCCTCCGCAGGACCTTCAGAACCAGGGATCGGCTCAGCCTGACGAGCCGGTCGACAAACGGGAATCGACCGAGCAGCTGCTCGAGCGCATCCGGCTCCTCGAAGCCGAGCTCTCGGAAACGAGATCGGCGAAGGAGCTAGCCGAGGAAGAATCGGCACGTCTGTCGGCGCAGGCCCAGACGGCGCTCTTCACGAGCAGCGTGGTCGAGCGCTTCTCGCGCAAGGCCGAAGACGGCACGGACCTCTGGTGGTACCGGATCGACCTGTCGCCTTCGGGCGGCACCGAAATCCGCATCAACGGGTTCCCGTATTACCACGGCAGCACGTACGAACTGAGCACCGACCTCCTGCGCAGCATCAAGGAGATCGTCGCGCGCACGTGGGACCACGAGAACAACATCATGGGCGCAAACGAAAACATGTATCGCCGCGAGCAGAACAGGGTGCTGCGCGGCGGTGAACGTCGTCATTAAGGAACCACATGTCCGAAAACACCGCAGTGCTCGGCAACTTCTCGATCACGCTGCCCGCGCCGAACGGCGCGCAGCTGTCGGTCAGCGGTTATATCTACGCCAGCGAGTCGCAGCAGTCGCTCGACGAGCGTATGGATGTATGCCGCGCATCGCTTCTGCGTCAGCAGAAGATCCTCGAGGTCCCGGTGCTCGAGGAGAAGATGAAGATGCTCGAAAGCACGAAGAACGACGTCGCGGCGGCGTACGCCGACCTGCTCGAAAAGCAGCGGAAAATGCCGAAGTCCCTTCCGAGCCAGGAACAGGCCAATCTGCGCAACTATCCTTCGCAGATCAAGGCGATCGACAAGGAACTGGACAAGGCGCGCATCGCCATCGACGCAGCGAAGGCGGTGTGATGTGGCGTTCTATCAGGCACAACAGATCGTCAGCCTGGCGTGCAGCATTGCCAAATGCCCGGGCTTCGTCCAGCAGGGCGGCCAGTTCCTGAATCTGGTTCTGGACGATCTGTGCCTGCATCGCGATCTGAAGATCAATCGCGAGGCCCAGCCGCTCGTGGTGCAGGCGAACAATAATGGTCCGTTCGCCCTTGAGGCGGACTATCTGCGCACCTACGACCTGTTCTTCCAGCAGAATAACCTGCCGTACTTCCTGCATCCGATCTCCAATGAGGAGTACGACCAGGAGTTTAAGGATCCGTCGATCGCGAACTACCCCTATGAGTTCGCGACGATCCTGTATGACGCCCAGACGGCCATCACCCTGGCCTCGGCGGGGCAGCTCTTCATCTATCCGCAATCGTCCGGCCAGATCACGCTGACGCACCGCTACATGCAGTCCCGCCCGGCGATCGTGACGCCGGAAACGTCGACGGTCATTCCGTGGTTTCCCGACCAGGACTATCTGGTCCGGGCCACTGCCGCACGGTTGATGGACATTACGGACGACACGCGCAAGGAAAGCTTCATCGCGCAATGCGAGAGCATGCTGCGCATCCACCTGATCCAGGAAGGCGACGAGCAACAGGTCGTGAAGTCCGTACGCCTCGATCCGCGGCGCTTCCACACGAACCGCACGCTCAAGCCGACGAAGATCACGGACTAGCGCCATGGCGATCCGCAATGGCAAGCCCGTCCGATTCACGCCGAAGGGTCTGTGCGACGCGTTCGACGCGACAGATGCATTTGCTGGCGCATGCCAGCTGCTGGGCAATCTCGTTTTCGATCAGGGCAATCCGGAGATCGTGGTCTCGCGGCCGGGCGTCGGCGCGGCCGCCACGACGTTCGCTGGCTTCACCACTCCGACGTTCGTCTCGGTCTACGTCGTGATCGGCACCGTCGTGTACGGCATGGTGTCGAGCGGGCTGAACGCCGGTAATGACCAGCCGTTCGCCTATAACCTGCTCACGAACGCGTTCACCACGATCAGCGGCATCACGGCGGCCAATACGCCGACGTCGCCGGCTACGAGCGGCCCGTGGACCCCGCCGACGATGACGGTCGTCGGCACGAAGGTGCTTGTGACACATCCGGGATTCAACGGGACGGGGACGAACTTCTTTGGCGTGATCGACATCTCGAACCCCGCCGCGCCTGCGTGGTCGTCATCGAATCTCGCGACGAACGCGCTGACGGGCGTGCCAACATCGGTATCGAACTTCAATAACCGTGCGTATTTCGCCGTCGGAAACACACTGCAATTCAGCGACGTGCTCAATCCGCTGACGCGCACGAACGCTTCGCAGGCGCTCACGATAGGCGATACCACGCCGATCACCGCGCAATCAGGCCTGCCCATCCAGACGACGTCATCGGGCGTCATCGGTGCGCTGGTCGCGTTCAAGCAGTCGCAGATCTGGCAGGTAACAGGCGACCCTGCGACGAACAACCTCGCGCTCAACTACATCTCGTTGACGACAGGGTGCGTCGCCCCGCGCAGCATCGTGCAGGGGCCGTTCGGGATTTTCTTCACGGGCGTAGATGCGCCATACATCCTGAATTTCCTCGGCACGCTCGTGCCGCTGTCGAGCAGGCCCGGCACGGACTTCCCCGCCGACCTGCAGGTGCCTTTCCAGAACGCGACGCAGCCGTCGCGCATCGCCGCATCGTTTTCCGGAAACATCTATCGCGTGTGCGTGCCGACACTGATTCAGGGCGTGGCGCAGACGAACGATTACTGGTACGACATCCGTCGCAAGCGCTGGACGGGCCCGCACTCGTTCACTTACGACAACGCCGCGCAGTACGGCAATGCTTTCGTGCTGTCGGGCGCCGCGCAGGGCGCCGCACTCTTCGTGAGCACGACGACGCCTACGTCCAACAGCACCTACGTGGATGCAGGCGTTCCGCTCATCTCACACCTGCGCTCGGCGAATTTTCCGAAGACAGGCCAGATGCAGGAAGTTCAGGTCATCGAATCGACGATCGAGCTCGCGTCGTCCGGTGTGTCAAACACTTTCAACCTGACGGCACTCGACGATCAGGGTGGCACGCTGTCGACAACGTTCGTCAGGACGCCGCCGTCCGGAACGGTATGGGGAAGCTTCGCGTGGGGCAACGCGAACTGGTCATCGAACGTCGGGATCCCGCACGTTTACAGCATCCCCTGGACGAACCCGCTGGTGTTCCAGAAGATGTCGATCGACCTTGTAGTCTCGCCCGTCAACGAAATCAGTATCGGAACCTTCTTCGCGCGTTATCAGGACACGGGATACACGAACCAGGGGTGAACCATGCCAGTCATCGGCACGCTACCGAACAACCTTCAGAACGGCACCACGGCCGACGCCACGCAGGTTATGGCGGACCTGAACTTCATCGTCAATCAGGTCAATGCGAACGCCAATCCCGTCGGAACCTTGACCGCGCCGAGCGGCACGCGCGCGGTGTTCCAGCAGGCGACTGCGCCCGTCGGATGGACGGTCGATACGAGCTCGTCATTTATGGACGCATCCGTACGCTTCATGAGTGGTCCAGGCTTCGGTAATGGCGGGACTACGGGCTGGAGCGCATGGAACTTCGGCGGTCAGTTTTCGCTTAATGCGTTCACGCTCTCGATTGCGCAACTGCCTGCGCACAGCCACCCGGTAAGCGACCCGGGTCACGTCCACCCGGTAAGCGACCCGGGTCACGTCCACCCGGCATCCAGTGGCCGGTTCATCGTATCGGGGGGCGGCGTCAACACGTTCAATGGTGGCGGCGCGGCGGGTATCGGTGATATCGCAACAGCTACGACGGGCATTACGGTTTCGAACGCGAACACCGGTATCTCCACTACCAATACCGGTAGCGGCGCCAGCATCCAGCCTACCTTCAACACGCCTCAGGTGAAGTACGCCGACATCATCGTAGGAATCAAGACATGAGCAAAGGTCCGATGTGCCCCTTCATCAAAAAGGCCTGTATGGAGCACGCGTGCGTGATGTACACGCACATCACGATGGCTGACCCTCAGACAGGAGTGAACCAGGACAAGTTTTCCTGCTCGCTCGCGCTTCTGCCGATGATGGTCGTCGAAGGCGCGCGCCAGACGCGCGGCGTGCAGTCGGCCGTCGAATCGATGCGCAACGAGGTCATAAACCGTCAGGACACGCTCAACAACCTCATCACTCAGGCAAGCCGCCGCCCCACCCAGATCCGCGATGTCGATCCGACCGCGCAGATTTCCGATGCGCAGGAAAAGAACGGACGATAGCTGCCAACAAGACAAGCCATTGATCACACGGGGAAATCCATGGGTAACCGGACATTGAGCGATGACGACGTCAAGGCGATAGCCGCACAGATAGAGAGCGGAATCACCCAGCGCTTTCAGCTCAATGTCGGTCGTGGCGTTCTCGGTCTGGTGTGGAAGGTCGTGCTGTACGCGCTGATCATTACGGCCGCGTACGGCGCCGGTGGTGGTTTCAAGAAAATCTTCTAGGAGAAGGCAATGAGCATCTGGGCAGGCATCGAGAGCGAATTCACTGCGATCGTAAACGACGCGCGCTCGATCCCGGAAAAGCTGGCGGCACTGGTCGATCTGCATTCGAAGGCGCAAAGCCTTTCGTCGATCGAGAGCACGGTGACGGCAATCGTCGATGACGCCACGCGCGTTACGGCCGACAAGGTCACGGCGATCATGCAGGCCGTAGGCAAGCTGTGATTCCGCTCGAGCTGGCCGCAGCGATCAGCGTTCCACTGCCCCGTGCGCAGACGTGGGCTGATCCGTTATCAGCCGCCATGGCGCTGTATGCAATCGATTCTCCGAAGCGTCAGGCGGCATTCCTCGCGCAGGTCGGGCATGAATCCGGCCGCCTCATCTATGTGCGCGAGCTGTGGGGGCCGACGCCCAAGCAGCAGACGTACGAGCCGCCCTCCGAAAAGGCGCACGAGCTCGGCAATACGCAGTCGGGTGACGGTTTCCGGTATCGCGGGCGCGGGCTGATCCAGGTGACAGGCCGTGCCAATTACCAGACGTGCGGCGATGCGCTCGGACTCGATCTGGTCAGCCAGCCTGAGTTGCTCGAGCAGCCGGACAACGCCGCGCTCTCGGCAGCATGGTTCTGGAACACGCACGGCTGCAACGTGCTCGCCGACATCATGGATTTCGAAACCATCACGCGCCGCATCAACGGTGGCCTCAACGGTTTCGATGATCGCGTCACCTTGTGGAAGACAGCCTGCACGGCACTTGGTGTAGGCGATGGCAACTGGAGCACGTCATGGCACTAGATCCGATCACCGGCGTTGTGGATCTCGCGAACACGATCGTTTCGCGCATCTGGCCGGACAAGACGCAGCAGGAGCAGCAGCAGCTCGCCGCTGTGCTGTCGATGGTGCAGGGGCAACTCGCGATCAACCAGGCCGAGGCGCAAAGCACCGATCCGTTGCAGCACTGGCGCGGTGGCATGGGTTGGGTTTGCGTGGCGGGCTATGCCTGGAACTTCGTCCTTCAGCCGCTGGTGAACGCAGGGTCGGCCATCTACGGGCATCCGTTGAACCTGCCGCCCATGGACCTGAGCGAGCTGTCGACGTTGACGCTCGGAATGCTCGGCCTGGGCGGTCTGCATGTGGCCGAACGCATCAAGGGCGCATCGTGAACCGGATCGGCCAGTACTTTCTGAACTACGCAATCCTGCTCGACGAGGCGGCGAATACCGTCTTCGGTGGATCACCGAACGAGACGATCAGCGAGCGCGCCGCAAAAGCGCGCAATGCCGGTCGTCGCTGGGGCTGCATTCTTTGCCGCGTGCTCGGCTGGATCAACCCCGGTCACTGCGACACCGCGCTCACGTCGACCATTGGCGACGACGCGGTCATTCCGGACGGTAAATGAAGAATCTCATCAAGATCGCGGGCGGCGTCGACACGGCGCCGCTCCTGCTCGCTATCGCGCGCCAGCCCGGCCTGTGGAACCGTCACACGATCCGTACGGAAGGCGACGGCAATCCGCACACGGACGTGTCGGACATCTGGCTGCGTTACAACGACATCAAGCCGTACAAGGCCAAAGGCGATTTCACCGGCTTCAACGATCCGCACGACGCGGTGTTCTATCCGGAGTGGTATGCGCTGCCGCAGGTGCGGCCGATCGTGTTCGGCCTGATGGCGCGAGTCGAAGGTACGCGCCTGGGCGGCGTGCTGATCACGAAGATTCCAGCCGGTTGCAGCGTGAAGCCGCACGCCGACGACAGCTGGCACGTGCGCCACTTCAACACAAAGCTGTACGTGCCGCTGCAGACCAATCCGCAATGCTGGAATCGCGTCGAAGACGAGCGCGTTGTGATGGCGCCGGGTGACGTCTGGTGGTTCGACAACACCAAGGAACACGAAGTGGTCAACGAAGGCGAGATCGATCGCATGACGCTGATCGTGTGCATCCGATGCGAAAAGTGATCATGCATTCGAGCGCATCGCGGGAGCCGATCGTCCATCACTTCGCTGCGGGCGTATACGTTCGCGAGATGACGCTCGCAGCCGATCACGAAGCCGTCACGCACGAACACACCTACGATCACCTCGGCATCCTCGGCGCGGGCTCGGCCATCGTCGATCTGGACGGTGAGCTGAGCGTGTATCACGGCCCCTGTGTCATCGAGATTCAGGCGGGAAAAAAACATAGCATCAGGGCACTTACGGACATCGTGTGGTTCTGTGTCCACGCAACCGATGTTGCCGATCCCGAGAAAATCGATGAAGTGCTGATCAAAAGGTGAGCCATGCCGTGGGCTGTCGCAGGAGCGGTCGCAGGAGCCGCGACATCGAGTTTGCTGGCGCCCAGTCCATCGGGAGGTGGCGGCTCGGGCAGCTATTACATCCCCACCGGGCTGAACACGGCTGACACGAACTGGCAGAACCTCGACAATTTTCTGACGCAGACGTACACCAACAACGATCTCGGGCAGTACGGGCTGCAGTCGCTGTATGGCGGGCTCAATGCGAACAGTGCCTACGCGCCCGCGTACCAGACTGCCGCAAACAATGCGGGCACCGGGTACACGAACGCCGGCAGCTCGCTCACCAGCCTCGGCAATCTGGATCTCGCCACGCAGCAGCAGCTGCTCGGCGCCGGGCAGCAGGTCTACCAGATGGGGCTCGACCCGCAAAGCGCGCTGTACGACCGCACCGTGCAGCAGCTGCAGGACCAGACGGGCGCGACCAATTCGATGTACGGTCTCGGCTCGTCGGCTGCGGGTGCGGGCGTCGCCAATCAGGCACTGTCGAACTTCAACATCGACTGGCAGAACAACCAGCTATCGCGTGCGCTACAGGGTCTGCAAGGCTACACGGGCGCTGCGACGACGGCGGGCCAGTACGGTCAGGCGGGCGGCAACGCGCTCACACTCGCGCCGCAATACACGCTATACGGTGGCCAGGTGCCATATCAGACCGGGCAGTCGATCGCGGCAACGCCGGGCACGCTGGGGAATACGTACGGTTCGTTCCTGAATTCGAACCTGTATGGCCCGGGTGAGGGCATGCAAGGGCAGATCATTCCGTATCTGAACTACGGTGCTGGTGCGCAGTCGGTTCCGTTTCAGAGCCAGGCGCAAGGTGCAGGTGCAGCCGGTAGCCTCGTCTCACAGGGCATTCAGGGCATCGGCAACAATTCGCAGGTGCAAAGTGCGTTCTCGAATTTCTTCAATGGCGGGAACAGCTACGGCGCGCAGAACGCCACGGGCTACAACGTGGGTAGTGCGTCGCCCTACTACAGCGGTGGTGGGAACACGTACGGCTTCACGCTGCAATAGGGGGAATCATGGCCGGACTCGCGGGACTTCCCTACTTCATGCAGTACGAGCAGGCCGCGCGCGAAGAAGCGCTGCGCCGGCAATATGCGCAGATGCAGCTTACGCAGTTCCAGAACCAGCAGCAGGACCGTCAACGCCAGCAGGCTGCACTCGCCGCTGCGGGCAACGCATTGCCACAGTTGCTCTCGCAACAGCAGCCCCAGCAGCTTGCACCGCCCCCGCAGCCGCCCGCACCGGGACAGGCCTCGCAGCCTGCACAGCAGGCCGGCGGTGCCGTGCCGCTGCCTGGCATGGGCCCGGCGCCGGGTGGCGTGAAGCCGCCGCTTCCGCCTTTCCGCGCGATGCCGACATCTGCATCGCCCTCACAATCGCAGATGCCCTCGATTCCCGCGCCGCCCCAGCCATCTGCACCGACGCAAGCGCAACCTCAATCCGGACCGCTTTCGCTCGAGAGCGCGATCAGGGTGCTGAAGGATCAGGGGTTGTCGGGCGCGGATCTGATGGCAGGCCTGCAGCAGCTCACACCGATCCTCGATTCGCAGGCGAAGATGCAGTCAGCACAACTGCAGCAGCAGTTCACGCGCGAGCTGCAGATGGCCAACCTGCAGGAGCGCTACGACGCGCTGCGCCAGCGTGCCGACGACAATGCTGCGAACCGAGCCGACCGTTTGCAGGCTCACGAAGACTCGCTCGGCATCCAGCGCCAGATGTTGTCGCTACGTCGCGATTCGCTTAACGCGCGTCTGCAGGGCGATCCAAACGCCGCGCTCGATCCGGAAGACCTCAAGTTCATGGCGCAGCAATACCTCGCGGGTGACCGCACTGTGCTGCAGAACATGGGACGCGGCGTGCAGGGCTCGAAAAACATCGTCGCGCTGCGCAACGAGGTGCGCAAACAGGCGCAGGAGCAGGGTTTCACCGGCCGCGATCTCGCTGCTTCTGTCGCGGAGTTCGAAGGTGTGAAGTCGGGCGAGCGCGCCCTCGGCACGCGTACGGCGCAGGCCGGCATGGCCGTCAACGAGGCGAGCCAGTTCGCCGACATCGCGCAGCAGGCGTCGGAGCAGGTGCCGCGCAGCCAGTTCGTGCCGGCCAACAAGGCCCTGCAGGCGTACGAATCAAACACGGGCGATCCGAAGATCGTCGCGTTCGGCGCGGCCACGAATTCGCTTATCAATGCGTACGCGCGCGCCGTCTCGCCGTCAGGCACACCGACCGTGAGCGACAAGGAGCACGCGCGCGAGATGCTGAACACCGCGCAGACACCGGAGCAATACGCGTCGGTGATCTTGATGATGAAACGCGAGATGGCGGCCGCGCAGGCGTCGCCGGGACAGGTGCGCTCCGAATTCCGTGAAGCCGTGACGCGCGGCAAGCCGATGGCGAATCCGCCTCCTCCGGGCGGTGGCCTGCCTGCTGGATGGTCGGTGACGGAGCACTGACATGCCGAAGTTCACGTTCACCTCGCCAGAGGGAAAGACCTACGACGTGGAGGGGCCCGAAGGTGCGACCAAAGAACAGGCCTTTGCGATCCTGCAGCAACGCCTCGGAGCGCCAGCAGCTAGCGCTTCATCTGCAGCGCCGGGCGGCACTCCGGCGGCTCCTTCGAAGCCTGCTGCAACTCAGCCACCGCAAAGCATGACAGGATTCGTTGGCGGCAACCTCGGCAAGGGTGTAGCCGAGACGGCCGGTCCGATTGCTGAGAGGGCGCAGCAGATCGTCGATCTGCCCGCGCGCGCATTCAATAAGGCGCTCGACATCGTGACGGGTGGCAAGGGAAAGCCGCCAGCGAAGCTCCCGTCGACAGCGGACAAGCTTCCGATCGGAGACGATGCACTGCAATCGGCCATGACGAAGCTTGGCATCATCGGGCCATCTGCCGAGCCGCGCAGCAGGGCGCAGAAGTACGGCGCCGCTGTACTGCAGGCCTTGCCTGCCGCTGCTCTCCCAGGTGCTGGAGAAACGGTTTTCGGGCGCGTTCTGCCGCAGGTAGGCGGCGCGCTAGGTGGGCAGCTTGGCGAAGACATCGGCGGCCCTCCTGGACGTATCGCGGGCACGCTGCTCGGTGGTTTGGGCGGCGGGCTGGCGTCGACGCGTCCTGGACAGGTTGCGCGTCCTCCGCAAAGCGAAGCGGCGCGCGCATCGAAGTCGTCCGGCATTCCCCTCACTCTCGGTCAGGAAACCGGAAGTTCGGCGCTTCAGTTCCTTGAGAACCGGCTGCGCGAACTGTTCCCATCGAAGGGCACGGCCAATACGGACGAAGCGCGGCAGGTTGCCGCCGGTGTGCGCCGCGTGAATGAACTCGCCGACCAGTTGAGCACGCAGAACATCGCCGATCCGGAGGCGATCGGGAACCGGTTGCGCGGAGCCCATAACGACGCCGTCGGAAAGATAGCGACGGCTCGGGACACGCAAGCCGCCAGCGACTACGGCAAGGTTCGCGCTCTCGCAGGTACGAAACCGGTCATCAAGTATCAGAACGTGACCGACGAACTGAAGAAGATCATTGACGAGAACCAGAACGTTCCGGCCGGCGACGCGAAGAAAATCGCGAGTCAGGCGCGCACGCTCCTGGATCAGCTCACCGAAACGCCGGCTGCGCAGCCATCATCTCCGATCGTGCTGCCGTCCGGACAGCCCGCGCGCGTTCCGCCTCCACCGGTTTCAGGCGCGAAGACGGCTGCCGTATCTGATGCGATGAAGACCCGCTCAGCATGGGGGAAGGCGGCACGTCGAACTGGAAATATTTTCAGTGACATCGACCCGAACGCCAACCAGATGCTTGCGCGGCGCCTCTTCAACGCGATCAACAAGGACTTCGACGCAGCGAGCACTGCTGACACGCCAATCGCCAAGGCACTGAAAGACGCGAACCAGAATTACGCCAAGGCCTCGAAATCGATCGAATTCATCGAACAGTCCGCGCTCGGCAAGCTGCTTGGAAAGGACGTTACGGATGCGGCATTCAGCGGCGAGACGTTTTCGACGAAAGCACCCGAAGCGATTGCGAAGCGTTACCTGTCGATGGAGCCAAGCCAGGCCGCACAGGTGACGGCCATTCTGCGCGAGCACGCGCCCCAGGTCCTCCAGGACGCGAAGTCGTTTGTGCTCCGCAATGGATTGGAGCAGGCGACGAACACCGCACCCGGCGCGTCTGGCATCTCGTTCGCGAAGTTTCGTCGAGAGATCGACAAGGTCCAACCCAAGCTCGAGGAGATGGGGTTCACGGCGAAAGAGATCCGGGACATCAAGGACGTGACCGACACCATGGCGCGCGCCGGCGATCGCACCGGGGCAAATCCGTCAGGTACGACGGCCGCAGGTCACATGCTCGGTACGGCCGCGATAGCGCTCGCGCATCCGGTCGCTGCCGCTACTTCGGTTGTAACGCCCTATATGGCGTCCAAGGCGCTGCTCACCGAGCCCGGCAGGGAACTGCTGCGCAAGGCATATGCAGCAGGCACGCCGGCGTCGCGTAACGCCGCGTTAGGCGCGCTACGCGCGCTGTACGGGCAATCAATTAACGGTGACAAACGGTGAGAGCGATCTCAGTTGCATCCGCCATAAGGCGTGCAGTACTTGCTGAACGAGTTTCCGTTCGAGTCGTAGCCGGAGATCATCCGGTTGCCGTTACCGTAGTTGGTGATGTTTTCGTTCCAGCTTTGTCCGTTTGCCGCGGTTCCGTTGATCGTTGTTGTGTTTCCGTAGGTCGTTGCCGTCTCGTTCCAATTGCTTCCCGTTTGGGGGTTGTAACCATTTACCGTTGTCGTGTTGCCCATGCGGTTGACGGTGTAGGAATTCCCACTGGAGTCGTTACAGGTCTGGAGATAGGGACCACCGATGCAATTTGCGGAGGCTGGTGCGGACAAGAGTACGGAAGCAAGGATTGCAACGCCCAATTTCGTTTTCATAGCGGCCTCCGAAATGAGAATTCTAGCGATCGACGTCGGTTCTAATTGCCTCGACTGGCTAATGCGCTGCCAGGACTGGGGGCATCAGGTCATGTGGTATGACAAGCCGCGCCCGGATGGCACCGACCGGCGCGCCGGCGAAGGGATCGTGCCAAAAATCCGTGACTATGACGAGCTGCGCCGAAAATGGCTCGGCTGGGCGGACTTGATCTATACCCCGGATAACGTCAGTTACCTTGAAATGCTTGAGCCTTTTCGACGAATCGGCTATCCGATATTCGGATGCAATCTCGCCGCCGTCGAGTGGGAACTGGATCGGGGCGTCGGCCAAAAGGTCATGGAAGAGTGCGGCATGCGCATCATCCCCGGCAAGACATTCCATGACTACGACTCGGCGATCGCGTACGTGAAGAAGCACGGCCTGCCGTTCGTGTCGAAGCCATCCGGCGACGGCGAGCGGGCGATGTCGTACGTCGCGAATAGTGCCGCCGATATGGTCTACATGCTCGGGCGCTGGAAGAAGATCGACAAATACCGCGCCGCCGCTCGCAAGGACGGCTTCATCCTGCAGGAAAAGATCAACGGCATCGAGATGGCCGTGGGCGGCTGGTTCGGGCCGGACGGCTGGTCGCGCGGCTGGGTCGAGAACTGGGAAAACAAGAAGCTGATGAACGGCGATCTTGGCGTGAACACGGGCGAGATGGGCACGACGGTTCGGGTGGTGAAGACGTCGAAACTGGCCGACGAAGTTCTCAAGCCTGCGACCGACCATCTGCACCGCATCGGCTACGTCGGGTACGTCGACGTGAACTGCATGATTCCGACGGATGGAAAGGGCCCGTATCCGCTCGAATGGACCATGCGCGACGGGTGGCCTATCCGTCACAACCTGACCGCGCTGATAGAGGGCGATCCGGCTCAGTGGATGATCGACAAGCTACAGGGGCGTGACACGCTGAAAATCCGCATGGACGAGGTGTGCATCTCGGTGCTGATGGCGTTGCCAGACTTTCCATACTCGAAGGTCACGAACAAGGAACTGTGCGGCATCCCGATCTACGGCGCCGAGGACATGGATCACCTGCACTTCTCCGAGGTGATGATGGGCGTCGCGCCGCGCGAGGTGAATGGCAAGGTGGTCGATTTGCCCGGGCCGGTGACGGCCGGCGACTACGTGTTGATCGCGACAGGCACGGGCGAGACGATCACAGGCGCGCGGCGATCCGCCTATAGCGCGATCAAAAAAGTGAAAATCCCAAACAGTCCCTTCTATCGCACCGACATCGGTGTCGGCCGGCTGAAGAAGCAGCTTCCCGAATTGCTGCGCATGGGGTACGCAAAGGGTCTGGGGTACTGACATGGCCTGCGGACTGTGCGGCCGCGAGGTCTGCTTTGATTGCTGGAGTGATATTAGGAGAGACGATCATGCCGATGAAATCGAAAAAACAGAACGCAGCCATGCATGCCGCTGCCGAGGGCCGTTTGAAGCTGGGCATCCCGGCCAAGGTCGGGAAGAAGTTCGTCAGTGAGCAGCACGGCAAGCCCGTAAAGCGCTTGCCGGAACGGAAGAAGGCAAAGCGATGAGACGCTCGATGCGTGCCGGCCTGATCTCGGAAGACCGGATCAAGGAGGCAATGACGGACGCGCGCGGCGACCTGTTCCTCGCCGCGTGCGCGCTCGACTGTACCGCCCAGGAACTTGACCGGTACGTCCGGGCGTCCGCCGAATTGCAGAGTTTCGCCGCGGCAATCGAGAAGGTTAAGGTCGATCCGGTGTATTCACGAATGAGCGCAGAGCAGTTCGACAACGAACTAGCCGATCTGACGCGCGCATACAAGGTTGTCGGCGTTGAGGAGTTGCACGAGCTCGCGACGATGGACCCGAAGGGAAGCGCGGCCATGGCGAAGGTGAAATTGCAGGCGGCGATCGCGCTGCGGGGTGGTCAACAGCAAGTGGCCGGTGATCGCGAGATTGAGCACGCGTTGAGCGAGCTGAACACGCTGTACCATCAGAATGCCCCGCGTATCAAGGAAATCCGACAAACCACCATCAAGCTCGAAGATGGTCGGGAAGCGACTCAACGAGTGATCGAACTGACGCCAGATCCGCAATAGCGTCGTCGCGTTTGCGTGCGAGGTATTCCCAGTCGGGTTCCTTCTCGGGATAGTGCTGGACTTTCGACAGCGCGATATGTCCGAGTCGGGCCATCTCTTTCACGGCTGTCTTGCGTCCCGCCTCACGCACCTCTTTCTTGCAGGCGCATCGGCCGGCCCCGATCCATTCCCACGCATCTGCGAAGCCGGCGAACTCGGGTTTGAGCCGAGGTCGGATTTCCCATTCTTCGACAGGCTTGAGATTCGCTCGCATATACATGACGTGTTGCTTCGGCAGGCCGACAGAGTCCGCCAACTGGTCGTCAGTCAAACGCGCGCCTCGGCAGATCGACCATAACGAGCGGAGCAGGTCGACGGGTGGCGTGCGCAACTCGACGCACTGTTCGTGCACGCTCCATGTGTGCGGTCGCGGGACCACAGTGTAGTTTTCGATGTGCTGTGACGATTGCACGAGGCGGTCCATGGTCATCGGACACTCGACGAATATCAGCACATCTGCCTCGCCGGCCTTATCCGAATACGTGTTCTGGTCGAGCAATACGCCGCCCGATTCACGCCAGCGTTTCAGCTGCGAATCGGTTGCTGCGTTCCACGACGCCCACTGATACACGGGCAGGTCGGCGATCAGCACTGACCGGAAGAAAACGGGCTTGATCGTCGTGTACCCTCGGTTCACGAGGACATGCGTGAACGCCTCGTGAGATTTGCGGATTGAACTGGCTACGTCAGACGTCGCATACAGCTTCATTGCTGCAGACTCCGTATGAGCTGTATTGCCTGCGCCTGGATTAAGAAAGGAGCCCGGTTGTCGGTCGCGAGCCGACGGACGAATTCGGCGAGTTCGAGCACCGCGCGTGCATCGCTGCGAATCGGCGCACTGATGTCGGGGGCGGGTTTCCCTCTCGTTGGCAACTGGTTCATGGAGTCTCTCATCGCGTATCGCCCGCTGCGTCTGCCCGCTTTCCAGTCCTGACGATCAGGTCAAGTTATTTGGGGCATGTTAGGGGGCATCGGTTAATTATGAGTTGAGAGAAACCAATGGCGATAAGGCTTCAAGAGGAATAGACGAGTCCGGTCCCCGGCACCA